TCGTCCCACTTCGAGGTGACCGCCCGCCCCCAATATTGATGGACCTGCGTGAAGTCCGTGCGGTTGTCCGGGTTTAGAAGTAAGACCTGGACACGAGTGAGCCATCGTTGATTCGTTGCCTCAATCGCCCAGCTCTGTGAGAGGGAATTGTTGGGCAGGATCAGGCTTGATGTGGTGTTGTCGCCGGTTTTGTTGATGGTAACGCCAGAAAAGCCGAAGGGGAGGAAGCCGAATTGGGCGCCCTCGTAAGTGATCGTTTCTCCGATAAAAAAGTTTTGGAAGCGATGGGAGACGACGCCTTGCCGCTGAAAGGTCAGAAAGTTGCCGAGGGCGATCTGGGTCATAGTCCGAGCTTCCTGCGAGTGGATGGGCTGCCTTGCAGTCGACGAAGAGTGGCCTGTTCTCCACGGGCTGCACCTTGGGCGGCAGCCTGTTGCATACCTTGCTGGAACTGATCGGCGGTGACGTAATCCACCGAGTTGATGCGTTCCACGGTGTAGCGAACGTCGATACTGGCTGGTGCCATTGTGGCGGTGCCACCCGTTTGGCCACCTTCGCTACCGGCGGGGATGACGCTAGAACCACGGGCGCCGGCTGAGTAGCGGCCCATGGCGGAACGCATCTTGCTAGCGGGGATGACGTATTCCGGTTCGCCACCTTCGCCGATGAGTGCGCGAGTAGGTCCGGTAACAAAACCGCCCTCGGCAAAAGCCATGCCGGCAGGCATTTGAGCCGCTGGTACATCGACACCTTGCACAATCGAACTTCCACCAGGAATTAGCGCTTGGACCACTGTCATAAACAGCTTTTGCGCCAGCATTTGCGTAGCCATATCAATAAAAGCTTTGCCAATGCTTTCAAACATGCGACTGAAAGCCTCTGCGACAGTTGTTGTGCCAGTAATTAAGCCTGTGATGGAATCACTAAGAGCGCGGGAAACTTCATCGGTAATAAAGCCGTATTTTGCGTAAACTTGTTGCTGACGGAGTAGAGCTTTTTCTGTGGCGTCTATCTGATTGAGGAATTGCTGCTCTACCTCAATTTTCTTTAGCGTACCGGAAATAGTCTTGTCTAAATCCTGTAGTTGTTGTACAGAGGCAGACGCAGCGATGTTTGCTCTATCTGTTTCGAGTTCTTGTAGCTGTCTTTGAAGAGGAACCAGTGTTTCATAACGCCGAGCTTGTTGCTCCAGTTGTTGGTTAGCTACGTCGAGACCTTCGCCGCCAAAAGGAAAGGCAAGTTCGGCTTGGAGTCCAGCAAGTTGGCTGCCTCGTTGTTGCGTGATATCTTGAACAGCACGATCCTTTTCGGCAAATAAGATTTGTCGTGCTGTTTGAAGACGCGCTAAATCAAGTTGTTGTGTACGGGCTTTTATTTGATACTGTGCTTCAAGGTTAGCACGTTGCTGTTTGTATATGGACTCGTAAAGAGTACGTTCTTGATCTGTAATATCTTGAGCAGATAACTGCTGCTCTAGTTGAATATCTAAGATTCTTGCTTCTATATTTAGGCGTGCTTGTGATTGAGATGCAGACTCTTTTAACGCTGCAATTTCTCCGTCAACAGCGCGGGTACGCGCCAGGTCAATGTCAGCACTCTCTAGTGCTTGTTGCGTAAGAGATACTTGAAGATTGCGGATATTATTTAAAGTTTGCAGTTGTTTTTGAGCAGCGCGTTCTGCGTCCCGTTGTGCTTTTTCTACGGCACGCTGAGCTTCTTCGGCTTTACGCTGGCGTGCTTGCTGTGCAGCATTTTCAAACTCAAATATTTGTTGCGTAAAGCGAAGTTCTGCAGCTTTTAAGCGTAAATTGTACTCCTGAGCAGAAAGAAGCTTTTGTTTAAGTTGTCTTTCTAGTTCTGTTGCGTCATTTACATAGGTTTGTAGAGCTATCTGTCTCTCTAACTGTAAACGTTGATCGACTGAAGCGTCCGCAGTAAGTCGCGCTAGAGAAACTTGTTTTTCTAGTAACAAGTTTTGGCCGGCAAGGTCTTCTATGCGATCTCGTGCTTCTTGGTTAAGTGTTTGTTGAGGTTGTGCTTCAACAAGATCAAATACAGATGTTTGCGCTTGAATACCAGGGCCGGTAGGGAAATTGTTTTTAATTGCTTCACCGAGAAGAATAACGCTTGCGTACGTCTTAGTCAACCACTTTTGTAAGTTACTGCCCCATTCCGCTGCGGCGTCACCTGCCCTCTTAAATGCTCCGGCTTGTTCAACGCCGATCTCCGCTGCGAGTGCGGCAAAAGACGCTTCTGCTGCGGCAGCCTGTTGACCTGATTTAGCTAAATTCTGAATCGTTGTTTTCGTAGTTTTATCGACACGTCCAAGAGCCGTTTCTAAAACAGTAGAGGCATCTCCTGTGTCTTTTAGCGCCTTTGAAAAATCCGCCGCAGATTGTGTGGCGTTGTCGAATGTTTGACCTAAGGCTGTACCTACGAGCGATAGACCAAAACCAAATTGGCCTCCGGCTAAACCGCCTAACGCTCCTCCTACACCGCCGCCAACTGCAGCACCAGCTCCTTGCCCAAAAAGCAACGGAAATGCTCCGCCAATAATTGCGTTACTGGCTGCTTCACGTCTTCTACTTTGAGCAGCTGCAATTGCAGCTGGGGAACCTGGGATATTTGTAGCTCCGCCAACAGGACTGAAGTTTCCGGCAAGTAACGCGCCTTGTTTTGATATTTGTAGTTCTCGTTCTTTTGCAGCGTTTAATTTTGTTTGTGCTCTTGCTGCGTCTGCAATAGCTACAGCCGCGTTCTGGTCAAGACGCTGTAGATTAGTGGCTAATCCGACAAGTTGTTGTCGAGTAGCAACCATTCGCTGCAGGATTTGTTGTTTTTGTGCTTCAGTTTGAAGACCTTTTTGTTCTGCGGCACTTAAAGACAGTGCAACGGGAAAACCCATTGCACCAGGGCCTGCCAGCGGACCCTGCATAACCGTGCCTGATTTACCAGCAAGAAACTGCTGCCGCCGTGCTTCTTGATCTACAAGATTAAGTACTTCCCGTTTTCCTCTTATAAGGGCTTCTTGACTTTGTAATTTTCTGTTCGATTCTGCTACACTTTCTTGCTCTAAGCGTAATAGAGCTTGTTGGAGACTAAGTTCGTCTTGGCGAGCCTTAATAGTACGTTGGATACGCTCTGCAACTGGAGATTGCTGTCCGACAAGTGCTCCAACGGGAGAAGCCGCCCCAGGGCCTATGGGACCCGCGTAACTGCCTGCTGGCCGACCTCCGACTTCTCTACCGATAGCGGTTAAACGAGCTTTACGTTCTTCCTCATTTATACCTTTAAGTAGTGTTTGTCTTTCCCGTAAACCAGCGTTTAAGTCGGCAGTAGCGCTTACATATTTTCTAGCTGCGATAGTAGCTTCTTCGGTATTTAAGGCAGCTACATTGAAGGCGTTTGCTGCTTTTTGTACGGTATCTTGCAGGTTACTGATGCTTCTTACTACACCGCTATCTCCTATATTTTCTAGGTAGTTGTTGAGACTAGTTACAAGCTTAGATGTAGCAGAAATTTCGTTTTGTAGTCGCTTGAGTTCTTGAGCGCCGCGTACCGCAATTTCGATATCGGCTCTGTAGGCCACGGCTTTACGTCACACTCTGGTACTTCAGTTTACGCGACAAAAAAGCCGCCGGGTTAACGGCGGCGTTTGGCCTTTTCGATTTCCTTTTGTTGGTCCTCGTTCAGGATTTGGAAGTAGGCGCTCCAGCCAAGGAGTTCTTCGGCGGTCATCGTGCTGCGGACTTGGCCGAGGCTTAGGCCAAGTTCCTTGGCGACGCCGAACTGGAGCATGAGCCAGTTGTCCTGGCGAAGCTCCTTGGCTAGTTCTTGGGGTCGATGGGCTCGGCGTCGTCGGTCAGGATCGCCAGCATCAAGGCTTGGAGGTCCTTGTCCTTAACTTCGTTCTTGAGGATGTCGACTTCGCCAGCACTGAACAGTTTGGCGCCGTTTTCGTCGAGGGCTTTGGCGATCAGCAGTTGGAGAGCAAAGGCGTTGGCGTCGTCGGACTTGGCTTGCTTTTGGGCGCGTTCGCGCTCAGCCATCGTCAGTGGTGCCACCCACATTTCAAAAGTGCTGCCATCAGACAGCTCCACTTGCTTTTTGACCGGCTCCAAGTTCGCT